TATTGCACCACATACAGAATACTTTGCTGAAGATGATCTTCGCAATGCTGAATCTAAACCACTGAAGGAACACTTTGATGATAGTGATGTCATCAAGTGGGTTCAACCTTGTGTTGATTGGATGCGACCAGCAGGTGCAAAAACTCCTGAGATTAACACTGACAAGATCAAGTTTCTTGACAAACGTACAGCAGAGTGCTGTAAGAAAATCATCAATGCTTTTATCCGTGAAGGCAAACCTTTGACCAATCATCTACTCACTGAAATCTTTGATTGTCATCATTTGGCAAATCTGTATGAGATGGTGATTGAAATGAAAGAAGATCTCATGGACTCGTTTATTCTGTCCAGTTGTCCCAAAGCATACATTGGTTCTCGTCAAGTGAATCAGGAAGGTTTTACCATCTCAGATGATTCTGGACGCATGGTTAAACTTGTAGATCGTGAAGTTTTCTCCATGTATAACTTTAATCTTCCAAAACGATGGGAAACACCTAACCAGTGAAACAAGTGGCACACAGACCCTTCCAGAGGGGTCTGTGTGCTGTATATTAAAAGAGTCAAACAAACACAACTCATGGCAACTCGTTCCCGCATCGGTTTTCTTCTGAAGGATGAAAGCATTGTCTCAGTGTATTGTCACTGGGATGGTTATCCCGAATATAATGGTCGTCTGCTTCGTGATCATTATGGCACTATCGAGAAAGTTCGTGAATTGATTGATGGTGGCAACATTTCCGCACTGCATACTAATGCAGGTTGGAATAACGAAACTCTCCCCGAGTCTGGTCCTCTTTACTATACCTCTCGTGGAGAAACCATCGAACAAAATGCACCCAAGTATCATGGCAACTTGGAAAGGTTCTTTGCAGAAGATGCAGAGGAATATGCATACATCTTTGAAAAAGGTGAATGGGTATGTTATGATACCAAATCTTGGTCTGACACCTATATGCAGAAGGTGGAGATTCCCGCAGGTAGTGTATAATAGCAATTATCAATTACAAACCATTTGGAGATTTTAATGACTTACGAAGAACAACGTCGTGAACGTCTTGCTGATGTAATCTTCGACTATCTTTCAGATGAAGATGTGACATCCACCCACATTTACAATTCTATCCAGGAAGAGATTCAAATCTCATATGATTATTATGCAAAACACGCACGAAGGTGTCAAGATTTGCTAGATCTTATGGATGGTAAAGATATTGACAATTACTCATCAAATAATGTTGGTGTAGCAACTGATCATGACTGGGTGAGTTTCTGGGAGAGTATGGACAACTGCTAATGGAGAATCTTTTCAAACTTGCAATGGAGATTGCGGCATCATCACCTTCCAAAAAGAAAGTTGGTGCCGTTTTACTTAAAAAGAATAAAGTTATCACTTGTGCTGTCAACAATGAGAAGAAATCTCATCCAACTCAAGCACACTGGGCACAAAGAGTTGGTAGACCACAAAAGATCTTTCTTCATGCAGAATTGTCTGCATTAGTGAAGGCAAGAGAGGAAGGTGACAAGATCGTTATTGCACGTTTGGGAGGACACAATCAAGATGAACTTAGGATGGCAAGACCTTGCCCAATTTGTGAGGCATACTTACGAGAATGTGGCATCAAAGATGTTTATTACTCTGTTACAAATAACAAATGGTCCTATGAACATTGGGGGATTGAACAATGATTTTTGAAGTCGAAGTTCGTCATCAACAAGGTGCTGGTGATTATTTTCAACCTTATACCGAAAGTGTTGAAGCATTAACCTCACAAGATGCTAAATCAAGAGTTCAACGTGCTAATCCTGGTTGTCTTGTAAGAGTAACTCGATCCTACAATGAAAATAATTCTGAAAGTGGATCTAGTTTTGATTTTGGTGATATTGGTGGGACATTTGGATGGATTGTTCTATTGGGAGGATTGTGGGCACTTGCTACATTAACTCCATGGGTTTTAATGAGTTTGGGTGGTGCTGCTGGTACATGGTTGGGTCAAAAAATTACAAATAAAGATATTAATGAAATTGTAGAAGAATCTGGATCGGATAATGATAAAGCAGCAATTATTATATTGGTTCTGATGTTACTCGGTGGTGGATTTGGATTTGTTCAAGGTCACAATCTTCAACAAGAATGGAATAGCAATACAACTACAGAAGAAGTTCGTTTAAAGTAAAGAAATTGTGCCACCTAACAGAGTGTCACACGATATTGGCACAGAGTCCAGAATCGTGTATTCTAAGAGAGTCAAAGGAACACACCACATGCGACTTCATCCTGACACCCGAATCGACGTTATCTGCCCAGCAGCACCTTGGGAAAACACTACCACTGGTGCAGATCGTGCTGTAGATCTTGCTTACTCTCTTTCTGAAGAGTTTTGCTGTGATGTAGATTTGCGTTACAATTCCACTGGTATTATCTTTCAAACCGTTTCTAACTACTGAATCACAATCGTGAATTACACTCTCAAAGAACTTTTTCAACAGGAGTTAGTTTGATGAAAAACTACCGAGTTCAAGTTGAAACTAACGACGGATGTGTGACCAGTTGGTATGAGAAATCCAAAGCAAAGACTGCGGACAAACTTATACTGAATCGGGTCTACAATCAACTCTGTGGACTAAACATTAAAGAGATTAACGTTACTCCTTCTGTCTGAATCATGCAATTCCAAATCACTTACATTGAGTTTGACTTTGGGGATGATTTGTATCCCATGACTGAACAAGAAACTGAGGACTTTTGTGATGATTATGTTGGCACATTTTGGGAGGCAGATGATGGTGATGATTTGGTAGAAGAGATTACATCAGCAGCAGGATATTGCATCAAATCCATTGATTATCGTCACGTTCTTAACTGAAATGCTCAAAACTAACGTTCTCAAAGTTGTCGGTCAAACTACGAGAGATAATGACATTGAACTGACACGATTACAGAAATTTGAAGTATTCTGTAATGTGTGCGACAATCTACTTAAAGCAGGTAGAATAAGTAAAGCACAACACAACTCCTGGACTAACATTTTCTGATTACCAAAACCCAAATTGAAACTCATGTCTGATCTGATTATCATCGTTTCCGAAAAACTAGGTAATGCTTACTCTATTGATTCTGAGGGGACATTGTACTCAACTCCCTTGTATCTTGATGGTAAAGTGAATACTACTGATTGGGATATTGCTGATTACTATGACATCGAAAATAATGAGGATGTAAAAGTAATCCACGAAGATTTGATTTTAACTTACAAAGCACTTGGATGGTATTATCAAGAAGTTCCAAGTGAAGAAGTTTCTGCGAATATGTAAATGAAAAAGGCAAGTTATTATGCGATTGCAATAGGACTTTCCCTCATTGCCATCACAAAAATAATCGAAAATCAAAGTAATGTTGAAGCACAACTTTTACAACATTGTGCTTCACTTTCCGAATCTCCGACTAAAGATCTTTACTGCAAATGAAAATGATTGATCTAACTCTCATGGACAAAGTTGAAAACCAAGAGTGTAATGGTTGTTGGGAAGATTATCTTACTCCTGATGAACATCTTGATGCACTCGATATGAAACTCTATCAACAATCTCAAACCTTTGTTTATCGTCCCTGGAGAAATGTGATGAATTACTGAAGAGAAAGGGGACACTTTTGAAGGTGTCCACCTTTTATGGAAATGCCCCTAAACTCGTGTATTCTAAGAGAGTCAAAGGAACACAACCGAATGACTTACACTCCTGGATTCTCCATCACTGGCAAACGTATCATGAAAACTGATCAATTTGCAGGAACTTCTATGAATCAAGCACAACTGATCAATTCGATCGAACAACAACTTGAAAATCTAATGCATTTTGATGATGATCTTGCCTATGATTTTGAGTTAATGTTGTATGATGATCAGGAGCAACCGATTGTAAAACATTTCACACCAAAACTCCTAGACAGACTCACTCAAATTGTTTATGAATTAGACTCATGACCATCGGAATCTTCTTTCTCATTGGTTACATTATGGGTGCAAGTCAAGTGCTCATTGTTCGTCGGATTCTCAAGTAATTTCATTCATTTTGAACTCATGACTACTGATCAAAAGGACACAATGCTTGCCAACATTCTGGAGCAAGTACATGCACAGATCATGTATTTGACTGAAGAAGGTAGACTTGATGATGCACTTGCATTGTATGAAGAATGGGAAGAACATTTCAATGATAATATAACTGAGGTTGAGATTGTAACGATTAACGATCTCACTTCCACCATTTGATATTTTATCATTGATCTGATGCCTACGAATCAAGAAATCGTGAAAATGTGTCGGGAA